TCGCCAATCTCCAACGAAGCCATCAGCTCCTGCTGAGCAGAAGACAACCCGTTCAACAACACACTTGTCTCATTGAACACCACAACCGGTTCTTGATACCTGTCCAACAAAGACGCAGCCAAAGCCGAACCAGCAGCATCACTCACCAACGGCAAGTTATTCAAAGCAAAGTTCTTAATCCCATACTCAGCCTGTGAAGCCGTACCATTCGCCACACTCAACACCGACGACCCCAACACCTGAACCGAAATACGATTCAACACCGTCTCAGCCCCATACAAATTATTCAAAGAACGAATCGGAATATCAGTTACAGCAGTCCCACCCAACACCGCCACAGCCGTCCCAAACGAAGTTTCAATACGAGGATCAAACACCAACATCCCATCACGAGACGCATAAAAACGGCCATTCTCCGAAACCTGCAAAGCCTGCAAAGCATCCAACACGTTCGCATTATCCTCATACGCAACCGTCCCAACCGTTGCCAACCCAGGATTAATCTCACGCAACGCAGTCGACCAAGCCACCTCATTCCTCGACAAAATCGCATCAACCCGCTCAGACGTAAGCTGCTGAGAAGGATTGAATCCAACAAGGTTGGTTTGCGCTAACTGTGCCAAAGCATCAACAGCCAAAATCTGCGCCGAAGACAAGTTCGGCTCATCGTAATCAATGTTCAAGTCATAGACATAACCTTTGAACATCGCAGCTGTACCAGCCGAACCACCATAAACCTCGATAGCACGTCGAGGAGCAATACCCAAATCTCCCTGATACCAAGGCGACGCAGTATTCAACGGGTCAAACGACCTACCAGAAGCACGGTCATCAGCAAGGATAGATAGCGTTCCGGTGTTAAAAGTATCCAACTGATTAGAGCGTCCACGATTGATCGTGATGTTCTGAACATACTCAGTAATATCGATGAACTCTGTAGAACCATCCAACACAGCGTTAGCGTCATCAAGTTCGCTGGTATCCAAAATAAAACGGTTAGCAATAAAACCAACATCCAAATTGACCTTAAGGGTTTCCCCCCACAACGCCTGCCTAGCCATTAGAAGATAGAACCAATAGACCCAAACGAATACGACTGACCAGTAAACGACGCATACTCTCGAAGGTACTGGTCAATCTCCTGACCCACCTCAATCCCGCTCGCACCCAACCCAGCATTAACCGTAATCTCAACCTTCGGGAAATCCCTATTCGCCATACGCTCCTGAATACCAAACATCGGCTGACTAGCCATAATCTGTGCCGGAGTCTGCATACCCACAGGGTTCGGGATACCAGTCACAGGATTAGAATCACCAGTAGCACCAGGCTGACCAACACCAGCAGCAATCTTCGGATACTTCTTAGCCAACTCCTCAGCCTTCTCATTGGCATCATTCAAACGCTCCTGAGCATCAGCCTCACGACCAATCGCATCAGCCAACCTATCCTCAGCATCAGTCTGACGTTTCTTAGCATCAGTCAAAGCATCCGAGAACTTCGTATAAAAATCAGAACCAATAATCGCACCATTGATGAGTTCATTCAAAGTGGACTGAGAAGTAGCCAACTCATCAGTAGCTTCAGTCTGGTCATCAATAGCATCCCTAGTCGCCAACTTCGCCTCAGCCAAATCAATCTCAGCCTCACGAATCGCCTGCGGAGTAGATTCAGGATCAGCACGAACCTCAGCCAAACTCTTCTCAGCATCAGCAACAGCAAACACAGACTGCTCAACTCGATAACCAGCCCGCTCAACAGAACGCTGAGCCTTCTCCAATTCATTCTGAGCCTTCTTCGCTTCAACCGAATCAGCACCATAACCAGCAACAGCACGATTCAGATTCTCTTGAGCTTTAGACACATCGGACTTAGCAGTAGTTAAATCTGTTTCAGCAGTCTTAGAATCCTTCTGAGCCTTAGTAAACGCACGTTGAGCAGAAGTGCTCTTCTGTAAAGCATCCGTGTATTCCTCAAGTTTTTCCTTAGCCGTCTTAACCGTCTTGGCTGCACCACCACCAGCCGACTGAGTGTTCTTCAAATCCTCGTTCAAACCTTTAGTTGCACTTGAAGCAACCTTCAAAGTCCCACCAACTTCATCGAACTTTGCATTCACATCCTTAAGTTGTGAAGAGGTAAGTCCAACCTGTGTACCAAGTTTCTTGGTATCAAGCGTTACCTTCGGGATGTTTGGGATAAGCGGTATCTTGTTAAATACATCAATCAGCGTATTGACCACCGATACAGCCACATTGGCTAACGCAGTTTTCATGTCATCAAACTTGCCAACAAAACCCTTGACCGCATTGACTGCGATGTTGGCAAGACCTTTGACGAACCCAGCGAATATGTCAGGTAGTGCTGCGACAAGTGCAACGACTGCACCACCAAGGCCAACGATCAACTGGCTGTTAACAGTTGCGATCCATTTGATAAACGAACCAGCTAAACGGGTGCCGTAAGCAAGGAGTGTAGGGATACCTTCAGACAGCACCCATTCACCAATAGTGCCAAGCAAGGTGACAAGTTGTGCCGGTAACTGTCGAGCAGCTTTACCCACAAAACTTGCAAGCGAATCACCGAGGCGTTGAGCAGCAGACAAAACCTGTGGAATACCTTTGTTCCAAATGTAGCTATACACATCGCCAATCAGGCTTACAAGAGCGTCAACAACCTTGGGAGCGGTTTCCTTAAACTTCGTAGCGATCAAATCAAAAGCACCAGACAAACCGCCTTCCTGTAATGCTTTACCAAAATCGCTAAAAGCAGGAAGCACCTTTTGATTGATAAACGAAACAGCACCAAGAAATGCAGGAATCAAAACAGAACCAACCTGAGCAGTCACATCCGATAACTGTGCTTTCAGGATTCGTTGCTGGTTAGCTAACCCACCACTCGTGCGCTCAAAGTCTCCTTGAGCCAAAGTCGAGTCCTTGAGAATGAGCGCATACGCTGCTTGTGTTTTCGCTGTGATGTCCAGCGCACCCTTGCCAGAGTAGAGACCCATATTGCGAGCCTCTTCCTTCAAACGCACATCGTTAATCGCAACACCGTAACGCTTCAAAGGTTCAGTCTCACCAGACAAACCAGAACGCAAAGCAAGAATCGCATCATCAACCGTTGTGTTGTTAAACGAAGCCAAGTCAGCAGCCAACCCCACAAGGGTTGTACTCATCTCAGCAGCTTCACCCTGACCAACACCAAACGCCTGGAATAAGTTTCCGTAAGTACCAGTAGCCTCAAGAGCAGCCTGTCTCGTAATACCAAAAGAAGTCGCAGAAGCCTTAGCGAAATCATTAACCTCTTTAGCAGAGTCACCAAAAACAACATTGACCTTTGATTGCGATTCAGCCAAGTCAGAAGCCGACTGGACAGCCTTATAGGCAGCAGCACTAACAGCACCAAAAGCAGCAGTACCGGCAACAGCCATCGTCTTAAACGACGGCATGATGCTCTTAAACTTTGAACCCAGGTTAGTATCAACCTGCTTACCCAAAGTATTTAAGTCATCACCAACCTTCTTGATGCCTTTGGTCGCACCGAGAACATCGGAAATAAACTTAACAACGAACGTGCGCTCACCAGCCATGCGCCGATTCTACTCAATAACAGACAACCCATTCCGCAAAGCAACAAACTCATCAAGCATCGCAGCATATAAAGCCTTCCCTGATAAGCCATCCCAACGAGAAATATCAACAGGTTCATTCCACCAAACCTCAGACAAAATCTCTACACCAGCACGACGCTGACGAGGTTGACGAACCTGCTTCGAGCGAGGCGACACAGGATTGATGACAGGTTCAACATCCAACCTGAACGATGAATCCAACAAAACACCATGACCCTCATGGAACTCAAACGGCTGATCGGGTGCATGTTGAGGAAGATAAAAAATACGAGCAGGGTCTTTAGTCTGAGAGTCACCAACCAACCCGATACGGTCATGCAACTCACCCCACACCACACGCCACAACGAAGCAGGCACCTTCTCCGCTAATGGCAAAACAAGGTGATAGTGAGGATCATTCAAACGATGCGAATAAGTCGAATACGCAAACCATTCCAACCCGTCAAGCCTTGCCTCATCAAACGCTTCACCGTCCATGTCCACAACCAATGCCTCAACAAAGCGCACATTACGGTTTCCTCTAGTAGTGCCAGGGTCATACTCCACCGGTGACCACAACGCACCAGACACCTTCTCAGGGTTCTCCTCATGGAACGACAACAGTTCCTTCAGCTGCTCCCAAGACGAAGCGAACCGCTTCGGATATATCGACTTTGTGTTAGCAAATAAAACTGCCATATCCCCTCCTCCTAGAAGGGTACAGGAAACCCAGCCAAAGTCAAGCAGTATCTTTCAAGGTATTCAGCACCCTCTGGATAGCGTCCAGATATTCTCTAGCGATGTTCTCCTTTTCCTTACGGACAGTAGGCCAGAAGAAGTAACCAGAACGGTAACGATGACGCAAGAACTGACGGGTAGTAGGCCTAGCCCCACCACCGAACTCAGCACCAAAGAACACGTCACCCCTAGTGACCTTGCGTTTGCGCTTGCTATTCGGATTCGTCTTTGAAACGAATGGGGACTTATGGCTAAGAGAAACTGTAGGGATACGGTCAGACCTTGCCTTCATTCCCCTCATCACCTGAACAGCCTGCTTAGAACGAGTGACAGTCCCCGCTTCTTCCTTGGCTTTAATAACCAAATCACCTGCTACCTGGCGAGCTGCTTTCCGCATCTCCTTATCAAAGCGTTCATCGGCTTTTGATGCTTCACGAAGAAACTTGGCGATACCAACAATCTCAACGGCATCATTACCGGTAGTGATTGTTACTTGTCCTGCTCTGCCTATTACTGCCATAGCAACAGACTACTTGCCTAGATGGATTGCTCTCCAACGCAAATAAGCAAACATGGTGAACAGCATTCGAGGTGATTCTGTCAGCAGTATTGAAGGGGGGATACCTGTCTCAACGGACAGGTACGCAATCATCCAATGTGCTGACTGGTCTCCAAAGGGACGATCACAGCTTCGTTAGCATCCCCAATCGCTAATGACTCAATCTCATTA